TCCATAACCTAACAAACCATGTTTTGATAAAAGTTTTTTTATCTTAACATCATTCCTACTATTATAGTCATGAGAAAAATAAAATGTTTCTTTATTCATGATGCAGTTGTACTAAATGTATAATAAAATATATGGCAATTATTTTTAAATTCATATGATATTAAATCAAATATGACAATTCCCTCTTTAGAATAATCAGCAAGTAAACATTTTGTTTTATCATTAAAATGAATATTATCTGATTCAGTAATTCTGTTAACTTGATTTTCAATTTGACATAAAATGTCAAAAGGTTTATCAAATTCATGCTTAAAAAAATCTTTTAAGTTTGTAATAATTAATTTTGTTTTCATATTTTTTTTAAATTAAAAAACCCCTAAATGTTCGATTGACTTACGAGGTCAGTACAGCATCTACTCTGTACATCGAACATTTAGAGGCTAAATGTTTTTAATGTAGATGTTATGTGAAATCGGTTCGTTACTCCGATAGTGCAAATATACAAATTAATTTTTAATTATCCAAACCTTTGTAAAATTCTTCTCTCATGCTTGAATTCATAGTATGATAAATATCTCCTATTTTATCTAAGTATTCACCTTGAGTTATATTTCTTGTTTCAAGTTGTTCTAATAGTTTAAAACCGATTCTTTGCCATAAATTAAAGTCAGCCAGCATCTTTTGTTTATATTTACCGGTTAAGTGAGTGCTTTGCTCAATTGTAGCCTTGAATAAACCAATTAATAAATGGCTTTCAAATTCAAGTTTTGCCTGATCAGGTGTTAGTTGTTTTTCCATGTTCTTTAATTATTAAGTTAACAATATTTTCAGCATCCTTTTTTACATTTACCCAATGTTTATTTGTTTGACTTGGGTCATGCCACCTATTATCTGATTTTAAATCGTAGCATAAATAGTTGTAAACCATTTCAATTAATTTTTGTTTTGTTTTCATGTTCTTTGATTTTTAGTTTATAATATTTAATTAATCCTTTTATTTCATCTAATGTTAGTTTTAAAGCATCTCCTCTTTTATTCATTAGTCGAGTGTAGTGATATTCACCTATTCTTAAAGGCAGTCGAACTCCGTATTCAATATGGTTACCATGTTGATGTTGATTGCAGTAAACACACTGCCCATGTACGTTGCTTTCATCAAATCTTAGGTTAGGATAACTACCTACTGAAAAGTAATGACCTGCATCAAATTTAGCGCCTAATGGTCTGTCGCATGATATACATGGTTGTTTTGAGTCCCTTGTTCTAATATACTTGTTAAACACCACCTGTAATATTCCAAGCCATTCAGTTCGTGTTCTTAGATTCTCAACAAGTATCTTTTTTTTATCAATCCATGTTTTCTTTTCAGCACCGATTAAAGCACATTTAGGACTGCAAACTCTTTGAGTTGATTTATAAGGAGTGAAGTCTGCACCGCACTCCTTACACTTCTTATTTTTTATTAAACGCATTTAGATAGTCATTAAATAAGTTTCTTGCAATAGTTACTTTCTCAATCATTCGTTCCTGTACTTCCTCGTTAGCTTCCCATCTTCTAATGTATAAACCAGCATCGGAGTTAAGAATTAAACGAGGATCAAAGGATATAAAGTCGCACCATTTACGACCTGATAATAAAAGATAGCATTGCATTTGGTAGTAGTAGTCGTTATTCTCACTTTCAAAAGTTTCTTCATTAAAAAAGAAATTCAAGTGATTACTTCCTACAAACGGGCATTTTATTTCAATCATTCCTTCATCTCCAACTAAACCATCAGGACTACCTGTTAATCCATCTATATTTTCGCTTATAAGCAACTTAGATTCGATTACCTCATTACCTGTTCGGGCAGTGTAATATCGTTTCGCTATTGGCTCATTTTCATGTCCCCATGCTGTTGCATAATTATCTATGCTTTGTTTAGGCTGACCGCTTAACCTTTCGTATACTTTCTCACGTATGTAAGTTTCTGCACCTTTGCTTAGTAAGTCTTTCTTTGCTCTTGGCTCAGTCATTAATTTCCAAATCTCACTTCCGGTGAAATTACCTAATCTGTTTTCCCACCACGTAGGTGAGTATATTTCTATTGTTGATTCCATAATTAAAGGTAGGGGACAAATTGTCCCCATGATTAAATTGATTTAATTAATGCTACTTCTACTTCCTTACTTACTTCGTATTTAGTTTTTATTTGCTCAATACTACCACCTTTCATGATAAACTCTACAGCTTTACCAAACGCTTCTGATTTCAATTCTAATTGTGGTTTGCTGCTCTTTGTTTGCTCTCCTGCTGCATCAGTATCTTTGTCAGTAACTAAGCCTAAAATTGAGCTTAAACTATACCTGCGAATGTAACTCACGGCAGACCCCAAAACTTGAAAATCATTCATGCCTTTTAATTGCACACCTTTAGGAATATCGGTTAATGATTCAATACTTTCACCTGTTTCAACGTGAAATACAATTGTTTTAACACAATCGCCCATGATAGGTTGAGTAAAGCCTAATTCATGCTTTGCTAATAATGGATTTATAATATTAAAGATAGTCGGAAGGTCAGCGTATGAATATCCGTAACCTTTTGTTTCTTTGTGAATCACCGGCACTTCTTGTTGGAATGCTGCTAAACTTTTAAATAGTGATTTTGTTTCTGTTGTTTGTTCTTTTGTTTTCATTGTTCTTTGTTTTATTAGTTATTAAAAAGGAAGTTGGTCATCTATTATGTTTGGAGTGTACTTTGTCTCATTCGGATAAGTCTTTGTTTCACTATCTTTTTTATAAGGCTCTTGAAACGATGCACTGAAATACTTAGTTCCTTTTTGGCTTTCTTTTAACCATAAAGATATTTCCATTTCCTTACCATTTACGTTTACTGTTCCTTTGTAGTCAGGTTGTTTCTCATTTGTTTTTTTTGCATTCTTGAAGATTGCACCGCTGTTGTTTTTGTTTTTACTTTCCATGTTTCTGTTTTTTATTTGTTATTGTAAATTCTTTAAAGTTTGTTTTTGTTTTCTCATTACGATTCCAACGTTCATTTATCGTGTAACCTTTTTTTCTTATTGATGCTAACATTTTGTGAAGATTCAATGTACCGCAGGCACATTCTTTTTTTGTGATAGCATAGGCATTTGAGCCTGTAATCACTTGCCCTGATAATAGAGCATCGAGGATTGCTTGTTCTTGTGTTTTCATAGTTATTAATTTATTGCAAATATAAAATAAATATTTAATATAAAAAATTTAAAGTTAATATTTTTATTTCATTTTTTAAATGGATATACCTTTCAATTAATTCAGCATCAAAAATTTCTAATCTGTTATTTACTCCTACTTTTTCAGCAACATCCATTAGTTCAGCTTCACAATTTTTTATTTTTTTTAAGTTGATGATACCGAAGCCTGACATACCATCTGTGTTAAAATTATTTTCCATACTTTTCTTTTTTATATAAGTAAAATTCAATTATTAAATCCAGTAGTTCATCGCTACAATTACCTGTTTTGAATGCCTTGTTAATTGTTACAAGGCTGAACTTTTTTCCTTTGTCAATCCCGTATCTTCTGACGCGAGTTTGATCCCCAAACGAATAGTATTCGTTAATGTGGTCTTTTATTTTTTCTGTTATTTTCATATTAATATACTATTATCTACTGTGTATGTTGGGTGAATCGTTGAAATGTAGTCTAAAATTTCATTGTTTATTTGCTTTGCTATTTCAATAGTATCTCTATCTGTTACTTCAATTACTATTTTATCCCTGTTTTCGATTTCTTCATATTGTGGCGGAGTTTCATAATCCCCTGGACTTAATAGTTTATCATAACGCTCATAGCAGTAATTACAAGTAATTCTAAGCATTCCGTTTCCTATTCGTTCACATTCCCATTCCATTAATAAATGGTAGTCTAAACTGCTCCCTAATTGATACATGGCTACAACTCCGTTGATGAATCCATGAAATACCTCTTTGTTCATATTATTGATTTTGCTTTTGTTACTACTTGGTTAAATTGTTCTTCGGTGATTTGCTCATAAGCACATGGATATTCCATTGCCCAATCTACTTTTTTAATCATTATTTCATCAGACCATAGGCATACTTGAATAGTTTGGTTTTCTTCAATCTTCCAATACCTGTTTCCGTCTTTTGTGAATAGAGGTAGTTGCACCTCTATTTCAACCTTTTCTGTTTTGTCAATTGTTACTTTCATTGTGTTTATCTTGTTAAGTTAAGTAGCATTTCTTGTAATACATATTCCAACTCATTTCTTTTAGTGTGCTTAGTTACTATGTTTATTTTTTTTAAACATTTAGACCATTCATTTTGAAAAGCATCTACTGGAGAATACATTTTGTAAATAATATCAGCCATTTTTTGTGAGTAAATTTGGCGGATAATTTCTTTTGTTAATTTTACTGTTTTCATTTTGTTTGTGTTTTAATTATGAAGCAAATATATATAACTTTTAAATAACTTGCAAATATATTTTAAATAATTATTAAATAAATATGCTAACTCATTGATTATAAAGCTAATTATTTTCAATAAAAAAAGCCACATATAGTGGCTAATTAATTAAAACATGAAAAAAAAGTTAGTTTATAAGTTTATCTATTTGCTTTTGTTTCTTTTTTAAAGAAGATTCCCCTGTATATTTCCATTTTAATCCTCTGTGTGTTCTATTATAAACTATTGCTGTTGATATTAATTGTTGATTATAACCTAATTTTACAGCATCCTTAACAGATTTAAATTCAATGTAAATATTTTCATTATAAGCAATAACGCCATATCTTTTTTTCAATCCAGTATCTAAAGCATGATTTAAATTTTCTTTATCTGTATTCCATTCAAGATTATCAATTCTATTATTTAATTTATTTCCGTCTTTATGGTTTATTGTTCTTTTATTTTCAGGATTTGGAATAAAAGCATTTGCAACTAAAGAATGAATTGATTTTACTTTTTGTAAACCATTATTGTGCATTGATATATAATAATATCCAATTGGCAATAATGATGGATTTAATAATTTTTCAGGTTGGATATAATGTAATTTACCTGTTTTTTTTCTATAAATATTTCTTTGTAAAGTTTTTATGTTTCCTAAATTCGAAACCTGGTAAATTCCTTCAAAACCATCAATGTCTTTCCATATTTCTTCCATAATAATAATTTTATTACAAATATAATAAATTTACTATTATGGTATTATTTTTTATTAAATATTTTTTCTAATTGATTTTGTTTATCCGCACTTCCTTGACTGCTCCCAAAGTAAAAACTCACAATTTGAGTGCTAATTGCGGATAAAACTCCCAACACGTAAATAATGATGTCCTTTTCGTTTCCCACTTGTTTAAACATTAAAACATAAAATAAAATAAAAGTCAATAGGATAACACCGAGTGCAAGTAAAGGAGTTACTATCTTATTTATTAAAGGTGCTTTTTCTGCTGTTGCTATTTGAATTTCACGATTACGAGCAGAATCCATTTCACGTTGATACACTTCTAACTGTTTAGTATGTTCAACTTCCATTGCTTTTAGTTCCTCACTAACAACTTTGCGGATTTCTAAATTAACAGCATCCTTTTCCTCTTTGGTTTGAACGAACCTATCTACTGCTCCAGCAACTTTATCAACGATTTCACCAGCTCCACCTGAAAATATTTTTTGGAAAATGTTTGGCATATTATTATATTTGTGCAGTTCTTTGTGTTTTCATTAGTTACAACGGCCTGTTCAGAAATGAGCAGGTTTTTTTTTATACTATCTCAATAGTGTGTATCTCAGCATTGTGCTTCATTAATTTATCCACTAAGTCAGCTTCTGCCTTTGTACTTTCAAAGATTGAGTTTTCCCCCTTTTTGTAACCGATTAAAATACAGCCCAACGAATCGGATGCCGAGTTCCCTCGATGCAACAATACTCCGTCAAATCCCTTTATATCTAAGATACGAGGTAATAACCTTTTGAACTTTGGGCTTTGATTAACAATTAATTTATAGAAGCCTGTAGGTATAGCAGTTAAACCAAATATCTTTTTAGCATTGATAAATAAAAGGCTATCAGATTGCTTCAATCCTCTGTCTTTATCTTCTAATGTGTAACAAAAGAAAACATCATTAATGAATAGTTTTCCAATTGTGCAAACATCGTTCTTTGTTTCTCTTACTACTTTAAGCTTCATCTTCTATTTTTATTTTTTCAGGCAAAATACATTCACTTAATCTTTCAATTTTTTCATCATATTTTTGTTCCTCTAAACATTTGTAAAGTTTAGCTTCTAATGATGCTACCCTCATGTTTGTGTGAAATAGCCAAGCAACCAATACAGCAGTTGCTCCATACTTTTTTATTAATTCTAATAATTCTTTCATATTGAATAAGTAATTAAAGGATTATCATCAGCAGTTAAAACATCTCCTGACTTAAAAGATATTTCTAATACTCTTAAATTAGGATTTTCAACGCTTCCTCGTGCTAATTGTACATCATCATAAACCA